ATTAATTTTCCTGTACCAATTTTATTTAAGACTAATGTTAATACTGCTTTTACTACAGAGCAGATTACAGCTATCACTGTGTTTCATAGTGGCGGAAAAAATACTCAGTAGGAGGTTTAAGTGGCTTTCTCAGGCACAAGTACATTCGAGAAATTTCTCTCGATCGATGATATTATAACTGAATCTTTTGAAAGATTAGGATTTTTTGATTATTCAGGTAATGATTTAAGATCAGCTAGACGTTCTTTAAATATAATGTTTCAAGAATGGGATAATAGAGGTTTGCATTTTTGGGAAGTTGCAAGAACTGCGATCACACTTGCATCTGGTCAAAACGAATATACAATTTTTAGATCACCATCCGACGGAAATGCAAATGGAATAACTACAACTTTATCTTCTGGTATTTCATCAAGTGCAACAACTATCCCTGTTTCATCTACAAAAAATATGAATGATACAGGTAAAATTAGAATTAATTCTGAAGTAATTATTTACACTTCTATTTCTGGTAATAATATAATCTGTGATGCATCAGGACGTGGATCAGATGGAACTACGGCTGCAGGTCACTCATCAGGTGATGCTGTCACAAATTTTGTAGATATGGTTTCAGATATTCTTGAAGCAAGTTTTAGAAATACAAGTGATGTCGACACACCTTTGTCAAAAATTAACAGATCTCAATATCAAGCTTTTTCAAATAAAAGTTCAACAGGTCAACCATCACAATATTTTGTACAAAGATTTATAGATAAAGTCACTATTACCTTATATCTAACACCTGGAGATACACAGGCAGGTAATTTTATTTATTTTTATTATGTTAAAAGAATTCAAGATGCAGGTAAATACACTAATGAAGCTGACGTAGTTAATAGATTTGTACCCTGTATGTGTGCAGGTTTAGCTTATTATATGGCTATGAAAAAAGCTCCACAAAGAATACAAGAAATGAAATTAATTTATGAAGACGAATTGCAGAGAGCTTTACAAGAAGATGGTTCAGCTGCTAGTGTTTTCATTTCACCTAAAACTTATTATCCGGAGATATAATGGCTAAATTTGCAAAAGGAAAATACGCACTAGCAATATCAGATAGAAGTGGTCAAGCTTTTAAATGGAGCGAGATGGTCACAGAATGGAATGGTGCCTTTGTGCATATTTCAGAATACGAACCTAAACAACCACAATTAGAACCTAAACCTTTTGTAGCTGACCCACAAGGTTTAGAACAAGCAAGACCTCAACGTTTTCCATCTGATCAAATAGGTGGTGGAAACATGGTAGCTAGTTTAACTTTACCTGGAGATTTTGCATTTCAAGATTTAAGTAATAATAGTATGGTGCCTGAAAATCCATCTGTTATAAATACTAGAAGAGAAGCACAAATGTTATTAGGAGAGGTGACGGTAAGTATATCATGACATACGCTGAATTAGTTCAAAAAATTAGAGATTACACAGAAGTATCAAGTACAGTTTTAACTGATACTATTGTAAATGGTTTCATAGAAGATGCAGAATTTAGAATTTTAAGAGATGTGGATTCCGATAATAACAGAAGATATGTGACAGCAAATTTAATAGCAGGCACTAGGTTTATAGATACACCGACTGATTTGTTAGTAATTAGATCTGCTCAAATTGTAGATTCTGATGGCACAGCAGAGCCTGATAACAGAGATTTTTTACAATATCGAGATACTAGTTTTATGTCAGAATTTAACAATCTCAATAGTCAAGGAGTGCCAAAATATTATAGCAATTGGGATGAAAATACAGTCGTGGTTGCTCCGATTCCAGATCAAACATATACAATCCAGTTAAATTATATCTTGAAACCAGCTGGATTATCTAGTAGTAATACTACTACATATTTAAGTCTGCAATTTCCCAACGGACTTTTGTATGCGTGTCTAGTTGAGGCATATGGATTTCTAAAGGGACCAAATGATATCTTGCAATTATACGAAGGAAAGTATAAACAAGTTATCGAAGGCTTCTCAATAGAACAAATGGGAAGAAGAAGACGAGATGAATATCAAAGTGGTGTTCCTCGTATAGGTAAATAGGAGAAAATAAAAATGGCTATAACACAAGCAATTGCAAATACTTTTAAAAAACAACTATTAGAGGGTGGACAAAAATTAACTAACTCTAGTGGTGATAAGTTTAAAATAGCTCTTTATACTTCTTCAGCAACTCTAAACAGCAGCACAACTTCTCTGTTGACTAGCTCCCCTACACATGAAGTTCCAAACTCTGGAACATATACAGCAGGTGGTGGATTACTAGTTAACTTAGCAACCTCATTAACAGCTGGTGTAGCAAGATGTGATTTTGCAGACAGATCGTTTACAAACGTCACTATAACTGCTAGAGGAGCTTTAATCTATAACACATCAAACTCAAATGCAGCGGTATGTGTTTTAGATTTTGGAGGAGATAAAACAGCTACATCTGGAGTATTCACAATTCAGTTCCCGGCTAACACATCAACAGCAGCGATTCTAAGGATCTCTGGTTAATCGTAGGAGGTAAACTCCTATGGCATCCGGAACTTGGGGTACTGGCTTTTGGGGTCAAAACCAATGGAACGATTCAGCTGACTCGACTAATGCAGTCACGGGTATTGCCCTTACTGCAACTTTAGGAGACGAGACAACTGTTGGTGAAATTAATACTGGTTGGGGAAGACTCAACTGGAACGATGGTGCGTGGGGTATTGCTGGTAATGTTTTATTATCTAGTTTACCTATAACAGCTGCATTAGGTAATGAAACTATTTCTATAAGTGTTTCACCTGGCCCAGCTACAAACAACAATCAACTTTTATCAGCCGCTCTTGGAAATGAAATAATAGATATTCAAACAATAGCATTTCCAACAGGGATTGCTATGACTGGAGCTTTAGGAACTGCTGACGCAAGTCCTGATGCAATGGTCACTGGTATTTCAATGGCCATGGGTCTTGGTTCAGTAGATGCATTTAACCAAACTGGTTGGGGTAGACAAGGTTGGAACGTAAATGCATGGGGTGTTGAAGGTCAGTTTGCAACAGCAACTCCAACTGGAATTGCAATGACAGCAGCGCTAGGTAATGAAACAATTACTGGTTCTGCTACTTTAACTCTTAATACTCTAAACGTAGCACAAGCAACTCTTGGTAATGTAGATCCTGCACCTGATGCAATGATCATTGGTAATGCAATGACAGCAACATTAGGAAGTGCTTTAGGTTTAGCAGGAGCTGGAGCTAATCCAACAGGAATTCCAATGACTGCTGCTTTAGGAACTTCTGTAGCTGTTCCTGGCGTAGATGTGCCAGTCACAGGTTTACCTATGAATAATCAATTATCATCAGCATTTAATATAGTTATTCATATTGATGTTCAACTTACAGGAAATGCCTTGACTATGAACCAAGGAAGTGGTAGTGCTTTAATCTGGAATGAAGTAAATACAGGTTCAGCGCCTATTACACCTCCAGGATGGCAAGAGGTGGCTGCATAATGAGTTTGACAGAAACTCATATTTTTAATAAAATGAACGAATAAGGAATTAAAAAATGGCGAATTCTACATCTGCTAGTTTAAAACTCACAGTACAAGCAACCGGTGAAAACTCGGGAACTTGGGGTCAAATTACAAATACAAATTTATTAATTTTAGAACAAGCTATTGGTGGTTTTACAACTTTTAACTTAACTAATGCCAATAGATCTTTAACTTTTTCAAACGGTGCTGTTTCTAATGGTAAAAATGATGTTATTAAATTAACAGGAACATTAGCTGCAAACAGAACAGTTAGTATCCCAGACGGAGTTGAAAAAACTTATTTTGTACAAGACGCGTGTGATCATGCTGGAAATACTTTAACTTTTAAAACTTCTTCAGGAACAGGTGTTCTTTTATGTGAAGGTAATTGTTATACTTTATATTCAGATGGAACAAACGTTGAAAAAGTAAATGAATATAGAAAATGGAGAGCCGTTTCAGCAGCTGAAACAGTTCAAGCTGGAGCTCAACTTTTAGTAAATACAAATGGTGGAGGAGTGACAATTACACTACCTGCTTCACCTAGTTTAGGGGACACAGTTTCATTCGTAGACCAAGGTTATGACTTTAACTCTAATGCACTAACAGTTGGAAGAAACGGATCTAATATAGTAAACGCAGCAGCAGACCTTACAGTTAATACTCAAGGTGCAGCTTTTGAATTAGTATTCTCAGGCGATGCTACAACAGGATGGACTTACACGGAGAAATAATATGGCAAATTACGAAGCAACAAAATATAATTTTGACGGTGCAAACCTTACAGGTATTGAGGGAATCCCAACAGGAACTATTGTTCCATGGTCAGATTCTTCTGTGCCAACAGGATTTTTAGAATGTAATGGTGCATTAGTTTCAAGATCAACTTACTCTGCATTATTTGCAATCATAGGTACAACTTACGGAGCTGGAGATGGTGCAACTACTTTTAAATTACCTGATTTACAAGATAACGTACCACTAGGTAAATCTGGTACAAAAGCTTTAGCTTCAACAGGTGGAGCAAACACAGTTCAAACTACTGGAAACGTTGCAGGTTCAACAGCAAATGCAACTTTAACAACTGCACAACTTGCATCACACAGTCACCCAGTCCCTGTAGGAGGATTTAGTCCAGGAGGCCCTTCAGGTGCTGAGTCAAATCCATCTAAAAGTACCGGAGGTTCAGGTAGCGCAGGTTCTGGAACAGGTCACTCTCACAACATGAGTGCTAACTTTGTAGGAGATTCAACATCAGTAGTACAACCGTATATAGCTTTGATATACATAATTAAGACGTAGGAGAAAAAATATGGCAACTAATTCAACATGGACAGTAATATTTGATGATAAAAAAATTATCAAACAAAGTGGTGATGCAGCTGGAACTGCATACGATATTGTTGACGATAACTTTTGGGGATTAGCAAAATGGTCAAATATTTGGGCTATCCAATATGGAACATCTAATCCTAATGATGCAGTAGAATACAGAGATGATACTCCTCACTCTAATTGGGAGTCTTCAAACTTAGGTGATTTTCAAGATTTCATTACTAGATGGGACTCAGCTCATTTAGCACAATTACAAGCTGATTGGGATGCAGACGATAGAGATGAGTCAGAAAAAGGTTCAAGACCTACTTCATACACATCTTAATTAAAAGATTTTACAAAAGCTTCTGATCCTAGTCTTCTTCTAGATCCTTCTATAAAATAAACAACGTTTACTTTATGTGTAAGCCAAAATTCAAGTAGCCAATCTAAAACTTTAACAGACATTTCTTGTCCACAAGGTTTAAATTCATAATACTCAAATTCTTTGTGTTTTTGTATACTAATTATTATTTTACTTTTTTCTGGTTTTAACCACTCTGGAAAAATTTCTGGATGTAATAACCAAGAACATGAAAATGTTTTACAAGGATCTAAAGGCCTATCTTTATATATTGTACAACCCCCTTGTCCTTTTGTTTTATTTAAAAAATGACAATATCTACCTGGGAAAAATTTAAATCCATAAGCTTCTCCTGGTAGCCATCCTTCACAACATTTAGTACAGTCACCACATTGTCTAGCTGGCAAAGGTTTTATCTTAGATTCATCCATGAAGTTAGTATATATTTTTTACCTGATAAAGGTGAATTACCTCTATGCACGTAAGGAAAAGCAGCAGGCCATATAACAATTCTACCTTTTTTAGGCTTAACTCTTTTTGAAAAATGAAGAAATTCAGTTTCGCCTCCTTCTTCTACGTCATTTAAATATACAGTATACACAAAAGCTCTTGCTTCGTTTTCATAACCTTGACCATGTTCAATGTGCCAAACATGATAGCCCTCTGTTGGTAAGGTCTTTTGAATTTTTAAACTAGTATAATGAAAATCTTTATTGTCATACGCCTCTTGTGCACCTGTGTGCTTAATATAATGTCTAAAAGCTATTTCATAATTCATAATTAATGGTATGAGTTCAGATCTCCAAATATGTATGTTATGAGAATTACCAAAAAATTGTTGATCTTGTTTTGTTAAAACACTTGTATCTTCAGATGAAATACGATTTAAAGTTTTATTAAACTTATCTTGATTTTCAAAAAGATTTATAGCTTTATCACATTCTTGAGAAGTTATATAGCCATCGTACACACCTATAAAATTATCTATGTTAACTGTTTTTTCCATTTTTTTATTTTTTCCTCATCTTCTTTTGTTGATTGTATCTGTTGAGTTTTAAGAACTTGATCATATGCATGATGTTTAAATAAACCATTTTTATTAACATAATGTAAAAAAACTTGAGCCATTCCGTCTCCTTTGTATTTACCAGGTCTTTGATGTTTTTCAAATAAACCATTATATAAAACCGCATCTCCTTCTTCTAATTCAAATTTTTTGCCTTCTACTATAATAGGCCAATTATCATATTTCTTTATACAAGAAGTCACAGATATTTCACAAGAAGGTCTATCTACATGTTTGGGTAAACTACCCCCTAATACGTAGTATCGCCAATATGCATAAGTAGGAAATAATTCTAATTTACTTTCTTGAGATACTAAAGGTAATTTTATATCTAATAAAGCAGTCATTAAAGGATCATAATACCATGCAGGTGAAAAAGACTGTGGGTCTATTGTCCAATCTTTAGAATGATCTAACTTGTTATAACAATACTTTTGTAAAAGTATTAATTCATTTTCAGATAAAAAATTCTTAATTAACGAAGCCATGATACTATGCTATACCTTTTACCTTTTTCAATTGGTTTAATACTGTGTGGATACATAAAATTACTAGGAAAAAAAATTACAGATCCTTTAGTAAGTTTAAATGATTTTACTTCTTTATAGTGTTGGTCTACAAATATTAAATCTCCTCCAACATATTCATCATTAAGATTTAAGATAACACTTAATAATCTAGGACTATAAGTAGTATCATCTAAATGTGCATTGTATTTGCCTCCTGCGCTATATTTTAATAAATCTATTTGATCTACTTTATCACTACTCATCAAAGGAAATTTACCTTTATAAAAAACAAGCAATCTTTCAATTTCATTTTTAATAAAATTCCAATAAAATATATTAGTAGGAGTATCTGGATTTAAAGAATAACCATTTACATTTCTAATATTTTTATCAATATTATTTTTACCAATATATAAATTAGACTTAGCTTTTTTATCAATAAATACAGTTAACTTATTTATAAAATCAGGATTTAAAATCTTAGGTATGTGAACAATAGCTTCTAAATAATCTTTCATATTTTTTTATGATCGTAAAATATATTAAGTGTATGTCTAGGAGAGCTTTCTCCTAAAGCCTGTAGATCTGTATGAACATTGTTTTTTCCATCAAAAAATAAAGCCCTGTTTTCTACAAAACCTACATAAGTATTTAAATTATTATTTTTATCATAAAAACCTGTGCCATTATAAACTAACTCTTGACCTTTTAAATAAAGGATAAAATTATAATCTGGACCATCAGTATGGCTCATTACTTTTTTATTATTGTGCCTAAGATGATATGAAGCGTGTTTTAAATGCAAATCTTTTTTTCTAAAAAATGCTTGTTTTATTTTAGCAAACATCCATTCATTATCTTTATCTTTTTCAAAAGTGTGCCTAAATCCGTATATACCATTTTCATTTGTCATAATTTTTAAATCTAGTTTTGATATATTACTTTGAATAATATTAAATTCTTTTTCTGAAAAAAAGTTATCTATTACTTGTAAATTAAGACTCATAATCCTCTAAAAATAAAGTTGCTGTATATCTTCTCATTCCTAGCTGAGTGCTTTGATGAGGGCTATGCATTTTATTAGAAGGAAACATTAAAGCTCTATTTTCTCTAAATCCTATATGCATATCTAAATTATTGTCTGTATAAAACACAGTGCCATTAGTCACCGCAGTCATACCTTTTATCATAATTAAAATGTTTGCAAGATAACCTTTATCAACATGTGGTTTAAAAGAATCTAAGTTTCTCATGTCTACACCACTATGATCAGATACTTTTTTAATCTTAATATTAAATTTTTTTTCAGATTGTTTAACAAAAGTATTTAATAAATTTGTATCATTACGTAAATCAAAACGATCTCCATAATAATTTTTTTTGGTTTTTTCTGTGGTGTTGTCAAAATACCTAGGAGTAAATATTAAGCTAGTGCTTACATGATGTTGAATTTTTTCGAACATATCCTGCTCAAAAAAATCGTCTATTATCCTAATCATTTTCCCTCTTTCATTCCTTTAGAAACTATTATATAACCCATTATATGCTGCAAAAATTAAAATTCAAGCCAGGATTTAATAAACAGGACACAGAATCAGGAGCTGAAGGTCAATGGACAGACGGCGATTTTGTAAGATTTAGATATGGATTACCTGAAAAAATAGGTGGCTGGCTACAATTAACCTCTGCAAATAAAACATTACCTGGAGCTGCAAGAGCACAGGTAGCTTTTTCTAGTTTTGCAGGTGAAAAATATACAGCTCTTGGAACTTCTCAAGGTTTGTTTTTATATTATGGTAATGATTTTTTTGACATTACACCCTTAGATACAGCTATCACAGGTGGAACATTAACTACTACTAATGGGTCTAGAACCGTGACTATTAACAAAGGTTCTCATGGTTTATCCGTAGGAAGATATGTGACTTTATCATCAGTCACTGTGACAGGGGCATCTGATTTTACAGCAGCAGAATTAGAACAAGCCTATGAAATTTTAACTGTACCTGACATAGATAAATTTACTGTTCAAGCCTCACGTGCTGAAGGTGGATCAGGGATGACAGCAGCAGGAGCTGTGACTGTTAATCCATACGTTTTAGTAGGACCTACAAATCAAACTTCTGGTTATGGATGGGGTACTTCTACTTGGGGTGACTCAACGTGGAACACAGCCAGAGCTACAAGTGATGTGACTCTAGATCCAGGAAACTGGAGCTTAGATAATTTTGGTCAAGTATTAGTAGCTACTATATTTAATGGTAAAACTTTTACATGGGATGCAGGGGCTTCAAGTGCAAGAACTAAAAGAGCATCACAATCAACAACTAATTTTCAAACAACAAACAATCCATCAGCTACACGATTTACTTTAGTATCTGATCGAGATAGACACTTATTTCATTTTGGAACAGAAACAACTATTGGTTCGGCTTCTACACAAGACCCAATGTTTGTAAGATTTTCTAATCAAGAAGACTTAAATGTTTACGCACCTACAGCTACTAATACTGCTGGAACATTTAGATTAGATACAGGTAATGAAATAAGAGCAGCTATCCAAGGTAAAGATTATGTTTTTGTTATCACCGATAATGCAGCTTATGTGATACAATTTGTAGGACCACCATTTACTTTTAGTGTCAGACAAGTAGGGACAAACTGTGGATGTATAGGTCAGCATGCAGCTGCTTATGTTAATGGTATTGTATTTTGGATGGGTTCACAAGGTGGATTCTTTTCATTTGATGGTACAGTTAAATCATTGCCTTGTTTAGTTGAAGATTTTGTATTTACTACAGATGGAGATAATCTTGGATTAAATTTTAATTCAAGAGATATTATCTTTGCAGGGTCTAATAATTTATATACAGAGGTAAATTGGTTTTATCCTAAAGATGGATCAGAACAAATTGATAGATGTGTGACGTACAATTATGCTGAAAATGTATGGACAACATCTTCATTAGACAGAACGACATATCAAGATCAAGGTGTATTTGATAATCCATACGCTACTGATTATGAAAAAACCAGCACGCCAACATTTCCTGCAATACTAGGAATTACTAATAAGTATGGTGCATCTATTTATTATGAACACGAAGAAGGTGTTGATCAAGTTAATAGCACTTCAACAACAGCTATACCTGCATTTATAAGATCTGGAGATTGGGATATAACATCTAGACGAAGTCCGTTAGGACAGATGACTGGTGTCGCAGATTATAGGGGAGATGGAGAATTTTTTATGGCGGTAAGAAGATTTATACCTGATTTTAAATACCAAACAGGTAATGCTAAAGTCACATTATTTGTTAGTTCTTACCCTGATGATATTGCAGTTAGTTCACCTCTTGGTCCCTTTACAGTCACATCAACTACTGATAAAGTAGATACTAGAGCAAGAGGAAGATTAGTTTCAATTAAAATAGAAAATGACTCTACAGGTGAAAGTTGGAGATATGGAACATTAAGACTAGATGCTCAACCAGATGGTAGAAGATAATGGCTAAAGTGACTAATTATATACCCGAACCTAAACAAGAATATGATGTAGAAAATCAAAGACAGATATTAGAATCTTTGACTACATTACAAAATCAACTTAATTTTTCGTTTCAACAAGATTTAAAAAACGAACAAGATGCATTTAATTATTTTTTATCATGAGTATATTTTATAAAAATCAAGGTTTTAAACAATCTGATACAAGCAAAGCCACAGTGTTAACTTGTCCAACTGATGGAACAATTATAGTTAAAAGTATATATTGTGCAAACAACGATGCGTCATCAGCTATTTTAGTAAATATGAATTTAGTTGACTCATCTGATTCTAGTGCTGAATATGAATTTTTTAGAGACGACTTAGCTGCTAAGTCACAAGTAAATGCCACACCACAAGGCTTGAATTTAGAAGCAGGTGATGCTATAACTGTGCAAGCAGCAACAGGCAGTAATAAAATACAAGGTGCCATAAGTTATGCTTTAATAAATAGAGAGAATGAAAATGGATAATAATATAGTAAATATAGATTGTACAACTATAACAACATATAGAAATACAAAAACAGGTGAAATATATAAAGAAAAGAAAGAAGGACCAGACATCGCTGTGGACGTGACAATCGAAGTCACTAACAAAGGATTAGCAGTCTTTCAGAAAGTTATGAATGAAGATAAGAAACCAAAATCCTAAAGGCGGAACAGAATTACAATTTGCATATTTAGAAAAATATGTTGATAAAAATTTATTAGATCAAGTACAGATCTGTACTTCGGTCCCAGAAAAAATACCGTTGCATCCAACTAAACCTAATATACTTTGGCAAAAAAATTCTTACGATCAGCCTAATTTAGCTCCATGGTTTACTAACCCTGCTAACCATAATAAATATGATTGGTATGTTTTTAACTCACATTGGAACTATGAAAAATTTAGATACAATTTTAATATACCTACAAATAGATGTGTTGTTATTAAAAATGGTATAGATGAAATAAAAAAAGCTAAACCATATAAAAAAGGTGAACCTATAAAAATAATACATCAAAATACACCGTGGCGTGGATTGTCTGTATTATTGGGTGCAATGCAGTTAGTAAAAAATCCTTTGATAACTTTAGATGTGTATTCTTCAACTGAAGTTTATGGCAAACAATTTTATGATCAGAATGATCATGAATATAGAGAACTATATGAACAGGCAGAAAAACTACCTAACGTAAATTATATTGGTTATAAATCAAATGAATACATAAAAGATAACTTAGAAAATTATCATATGTATGCATACCCTAGTATTTTTGAGGAGACATCTTGTATATCATTGTTGGAGTGTATGGCTGCTGGATTATATTGCATTGTCACAGACTTTGGAGCTTTGTACGAAACAGGTGCAGAGTTTCCTATGTATGTGCCTTTCGATACTAATCACAGAGCCCTTGCACAAAAGTTTGGTTTTGGTATTGAACAAGCTTCGCATACATTAGATCAAAAACAAATTTGTGATCATTTACAATCTCAATCAAACTATACGCAAATTTATTATAATTGGAATAAAATATCTATGCAGTGGACAACTTTTTTAAAAGGAGTAATTGATGCAAAATCCCAATAAACCTATTTGGTTTAATGAAGATACATATCAAACTATTAAACAGTCTAACACTGGCGCAGAGGTAATAGATATGTCTGACCCTAAACCAGAGTCTAGATCTCCACATAAGATAATGGTTTGCACACCAGTACACAGTGATGTGTCTATGCACTACTGTCAAGCTGTATTAAAGTTTCAACAAGATTGTATGCTCAGAAAAATATTAGTTAGTTTTACTTTAATGAAATCTTCTTTAGTGACCCAAGGTAGAAACTTATGTGTGGCTGAAATGTTAAATCATGAAGATGGATACACACATTTATTATTTATAGACTCTGATATTGACTTTGATTTTAAAACTATTGAGACAATGTTAAAAGCAGATAAAGATGTTATTGCATGTCCTTATCCTATGAAGTCTTTAGATTGGGATAAAATATTTCAACAAAAAGATAAAGCTCAAACACCTGATCAATTAAAGAAACCAGGTTATACTTTTCCAATAAAAATAGAAGATCACAATGCTATACACTCTAAAAATGGTATTGTAGAGGCAACTCATATACCTACTGGATGTATGCTTATAAAAAGAAAAGTATTAGAAGATATGATGAAACATTATCCTGAACTAGAGATATTTCAACCTACTAATATTAATGGTAAAGAAGTTAAAAAACCAAACTTTTTTAATTTATTTGACACGATACATGACCCAAGCACCAAGCGTTATTTTGGTGAAGATTTTGGTTTTTGTCAAAGATGGGGTGATATGGGCGGTAAAGTCTATCTTTATATAATGGATTATATAACTCATGTGGGCGAACATCAGTTTTGTGGGCGCTTCTTTGACAATCTTAAAGTAGTTGACGATAGTAAAAAAATCAAATAAAGTGTGATATTTCAGGATAAGTACGCCTGCCTTTTAAACTAAATTTAGACAAAATTATGGCAATAACAAACACTACACAAGCAAAAGAATTCTCAGCAGGAGCACCTAGAATTACATTAAGAGGTGACTTAAAGCCTAGTAAAAAAATTATACAAGACAGAAGCCAAAACATAAAAATGAATCAAATGATGGCTTCTGATGACACTAACGAAAGAGCATTGGAACAAATATTTGAACAACTTTTAGAAGAAGGTTTTTCTATTGAAGAAGCAGCTATAAAAGCTAGAGAAATATTTAATCAAAGAGCCATGGCTGATGGTGGCAGAGTAAACCTTAGATTTGGAACTGAAGGATATCAAGGTGGTGCTACAAATCAAGGGGGTGCTGGTAGAGGAACGGCAGTTGATGACAGAGGAACACCAGATCAAAATATGGTACAACAGTTAGCAGTTGCAGGTATGACACCTAAACAAATAAATAAAAGTATGGGATTTACACCTAAAGGGATAAATTTAGGACCTGCAGTTGATTTTTTAGGTAAAGGTATTTTATACAATAAAGCTGCTCCAATGATGAATATGTTGCCAGCAGCAATGACAGTAAAAGGAATTTATGATTTATTTAAAGGTTCTGCTACAACGGATGAAAAACTTGAAGAACAATTAGAAGATAATCAAAATACTAATTTAGCAAACGGTGGTAGAGTAAATTTTGGTTTAGGAAGTATTTTTAAAGGCGCTAAGAAAGCTGTTAAAAAAGTGACAAACGTTGTTAAAGATAATCCTTTACTAGCCGCAGCTGCTTTAAACTTTGCACCTATGTTAGCGGGTAGAGCACCTTTTTTCGGTATAGGTGGTTTAGAAGGAAGTGTTAAAACATTTGGTCTTCCAAGTTTTCTTAGTGATATCAGCATGCCTAGCATTCTTGATAGTGATGCAGCAAAAGCAACGGCAACCGGTGTAATAGGTGGTGGAATTGTAGGACTACTTGCTGAAAAAGAACAATTACCTGATGAAAGTGATGCAGATTTTGCAAATAGAAGAGCAAAAGTTATTGAACAATTAAAAGTGCAGTTTTCTAGATTATATCCAAAACAAGAAAATGAATCTCCAGACGATTACAATACAAGAATAACAGCTATGGTAGAGGCAGCTGATGATTCTACAATACCAGTTGGAGAAATGGCAGAAGGTGGTAGATCTGGTTATGCTATGGGTACTCCTGATACAGCCAGTAAAAATGCTATGCAAGCATCAAATGTTGAAGGTTTACCAATAAGACAAAATAAAGCTGGTATTAAAGAATTAGATCTTAGAAATACAGGTGGATTTATCCCACCAGTTGGTATAAAAGAAAAGGCAGATGATATCCCAGCGATGTTATCAAACAACGAATTCGTATTTACCGCTGATGCAGTAAGAGCTGCAGGTGGTGGTAGTGTAAACAAAGGAGCTCAAAGGATGTATGATCTTATGAAGGGCTTAGAGAGTAAGGTAGTATAATGGCACAAATTTCAACAGTACAACAATTACCAGCACCATTTATTGAAGCGGCGGGTAAAACTTATTTATCAGATTTACAAAGTGCTATTGGTGGATTACGTGGAGCTGATTTATCTAAAGTTATGGGTCCATCTTTTGTGGCTCCAACATCAGCTATTACACAAGAAGCTCAAGCATTAAGAGGTGGTCTAGGATCATTTGCACCTTTTTTACAAACAGCAGCAGCAAGCACCGGGCCTCAAGCATATCAACAATTTATGTCGCCTTATCAACAAGATGTAATTGATACAACGTTAAAAGAATTTGATGTACAAGCAGCTAAAGGTATTCCAAGTATTGCTGCCCAAGCTATTAGTCAAGGTGCTTTTGGTGGTGGTAGAGAAGGCGTAGTAAGATCAGAGTTTCAAGCAGCAAGCGACAGGAACCGAGCAGCATTACAAGCACAATTATTAAATCAAGGTTTTGGTCAAGCTCAGCAAGCTGCACAACAACAATTTTTAAATCAATTAAATTTAGCTCAACAAGCACCAGCTTTAGCAGGGCAACAGATTTCAGCATTAGGTTCGTTGGGCACACAGCAACAAGCACAAAGCCAAGCTGAATTAGCAGCTCAACAACAATTAGCTTTTGCTCAGCAACAACAACCTTTACAGTTGTCTCAAACACTTGGTCAAGGTGTGATGGGATTAATATCTGGATATCCAGCACAATTCCAAACGCAGTCAACACCTACGCCTTCACCATTACAAACAGCGTTAGGAGCTGGAGCTACTTTAGCAGGGGTATACAGAGCGTTTAAATAATATGAGTAAAACATTTAAAAGACCTATGTTTAGAAAAGGTGGTACTACCGGTGGTGGTATTATGGATAATGTTGTTGAGAGAGGACAATATGCTGACAGTAATATTAAAGATTTATCTATTAAAGAAAAAATACAGTTAGTTGAAAATCTTGGAGGATCAGACAGAGGTCTTGGAGATCCGTTAACACAATTTTTATTACAAGTTGGACCAAACATTGCAACTCAAACAGGTGGTGGCGGAATCATACCTAATATATTAGGTGCAAGTAAAGAACCTATACAAGATTTAATTGAAGCTCAAAGAGATAAAAGAAAAACAAGACAAGCAATTGGTTTAGAATTTATTAAAGATTTATCTGATTGGTTTTACCTGAGTTTAGAAAACGTAAAGACCCTCAAGATATAGCAAGAGATGAATTAAGCACTAATATAGAAAGTATTATAACTTCAACAGAAAATAGATTTGGAACACCTACGATAGATTACGAGCAAGCTCAATTAATTTATCAAGATGTACAAAATTTAAAAGAAATTAACCCAGAAGCATATAATCAATTTTTAAGAACAAGATCTCAAGATAAATACATCTTTGGTAGTAGAGAATATAATGACGCTAATAAAACACTTACAGATGATTCAATATTAAAAAACATACCTGAAAACAGATATGTATATGATATTGAAAAAGGTAAATTTATTTATAGACAAGGAAATAAAGTTTTTGACTTAGAGACTGGGGAGTAGAAAATGGCTGACAAGTCTAATTGGTATGATTTTCTAATCCCAGAGCCTGAAACTAAAGAAGCTATTCAAAAAGGTATTGATGAAGCATTAAAGACAGTTAGGATTTTAAAAAGCGAAGGTCCTCAAGCTTTAGAAAGAAGACGTCAAGAAGAAAGATTTTTAGATCAAGGTTTTAGTGATGAAGAATCTAAATCTTTGGCAGCTGATGCAATAGCTAACGATAAAAGATTTAGAATAATTCCCAAAGATATTAGTTTAATAAGTAAAGCACAGGCCATCGAACCACCTGATGATTTTGATGTATCTTCAGATTTAGACAAAGTAAAACCACCTAAAGTTGAAGAAGTGAAAAAAATAGGAATGGGTAGTAAAGATGACTATGAAGTTGGATTAAGTGAGTCAATAACAGGTGCTTTAGCATCTACTTTAATTAAAATTCCAAAAGGTGTAATTAATTTTGGAACATTAGTGACTGATGCATTAACACAAGATGGAGTACCAGTAGATAAAAGTTTAACAGAAAGATTTAATACAGAATTTGAAAAAACAATTTTAGGTCAGATAGAAGCACAAGCAGAAGAATCTGCAAGAGCTACAGCCATAGGACATTTAACAGAGGCTTTTGGACAATTGTATGGTGGATATAAAATAGCTGGAAAAACAGCTATACCAGTTGTTGAATATGCTTCAAGAAAAGCAAGACAGCTAGGCCCTATATTAGTTAATGCTATTAAAACTGCACGATATGGAAAAACAGTTAACAATAAAAATTTAAGCAAAGCATTTGATAAAGCTAAAAATTTAAATAAAGCAAGTAAGTTTGATAAATTTGCAGCAGTCACAGTTGGTGGTGGATTTGGTACAGCAGCTGTTGTAATGAAACAAGAAGACATTGGAACATTAGGAGATATAGACGCTTTAGATTTTTTAGGCACAGGTCAAGATAGAGAAAAGAAAGAGACTGCTAATGATGATGCATTTAGACAATTAAATAATAAATTTAAATTTGGAGCTGAACTAGCATTTCCTGTTATACCTTTTGTATATGGTACAGGTAAAGTAGCTAAAATGTTAGCAACAAAAGGTAAAGATCTTGCATTTAGTGATTCATCAATAGAACGATGGGTGGATAAATTTGTAGGTAAACCATTTAGATCTAGAAGTAATAAACCACAACAAATATTTGATGGTATACAAAGATTAGAAGGTAAAAAAAGTTCTGTTAAAATTTTAGCAGATGATGCAGCTAGAAGTTTTGATGATGTATTAAAAAAAATATCTAGAAATAGCACAAAAGCTTCTGAAGCTATTCAAGATCCTAATCAATTATCAGAGATGTTTTCTAAATTTTTATTATCAACAGATGATGTAGTTAAAAAAAATAATATTGTATTTAAAGGTTTCAGTAAAAGAACTTTAAACTCTTTTAGAAAAGCAATGGATGATTTAGGAGTTAATAAAAATCAAACTGATGAATTAATTAATAATGGTATTGATTTTAGAATAGCCACAGCAACTCTTAAAAATACTATTGCAAAAAATAAAAATACTAACGTTGCTACTAAGGAGTTAAATCAAATATTAAATGATAGAGTTAGATATAATTTGGGCGCAGACTATAAAATTTTTGACATGAACATGGGATTATTTGATGGGTTTAAACCTACTCTAGCTGCAAAAGAAGAAGTAGCTAGAATTATTCAAAAGTATCATAGACGAAATGGTGAAAGAAAATTTTCTATAGATGATGCCATGATTGTTGTTAATAATATTTTAAAAAATAGAACATTAAATCCTGTGACTAGAACTCCAGAGTTTCCAATAGGCACAGTTAATATATTAGATGATCAAGCTGTTCAGATGAAAAATATTGGCAATAATATTACTGCTGGAGGTAAATTTAAGGCCGATAAAACAGGTGGGTTAATACAAAAAAAATCAGATTTAGAAGCATTTAATACTTTGTTTGGTAAATATACAAACGCAAAAAATGTTATTTATAACGTAATGACAGATCTTGCAGAAATTGTTGCAAGAGATGAGTTTTATACAAAATTATTAAAAGATAATGATGCTTTATTAGCTAAAGGAGAAAGAGGTTTATTTTATCCTAATTATAATAAAGCTTTAATTAATTTAGGAAAAGGTGGTGAGATATCTAAACGAACAAAATTTGAAACAAGATTATCTGATGAAGTTTATAGTTCTCCTTTGGATAATAAATTTACACTTAAAATTTTTGAAGATGCTATTAAAGCTGGAGACAAAGTAGTAGCTAGCGCATTGACTAGATCATTACCATATAGAGCTATGATGTTAATACCAAAAGGTATATCACAAGCAGGTAAAACTATTTTAGGTCCTTTTACTCACATAAGAAATTTTTTCTCTGCTGTATTTACAACAGTTCACAGCGGTAATATTTTAATTCCACCAGCAAAGTTAGCTGAGTTTGCTAATCAAGCTAGAAAGTCTGTACAACCACAATTACTTTATAGAATGACTGGTAATCCTAGATTTAGAAATCAACCTGAAGATCAAGCATTGTATAGATTTTTATTAGAAGAAGGAGTGACCAATCAAAACGTAGTGGCAAGAGATATAGAAGGACTGTTTGGTGACATCACGCTAGCAGGGCAAAGAGATGAAACAGCAGAAGTATTTTTTAATAAATTAGTAGATACTACTACTAAAAAATTTAAAAAATTATATGGTGTAGCTCAGGACTTATACACAGCTGAAGATGATGTATTTAGAATTGTAAATTTTTTAGCAGAAGGATATAAATTAAAAGAAGCTTATAGAACAGCTATTAAAAATGGAATAAAAAATGCAGACGGCAGTGTAGTTAAAATGCCTGGTGATTTAGAGATTATGAAAGAATCTGCTAAAATAATTAGAGAGACTGTTCCTAATTATGCATACGTATCAGACTTTGTAAAAGGTATTAGAAGATCTCCACTAGGAAGCTTTGCATCTTTTCCAGCAGAAATATTTAGAACAGGTGGTAATACAACTATGCTTGCACTAAAAGAACTTAAAGATCCCATAAGAGAAACTATTGGAATGAAAAGGTTAACAGGTCAAGCAATAACATATACCTTCTTTCCAATCGCAGCGATGAAAGCCGGTTCTGCTTTGTATGGTGTCACTAGAGAAAAACTAACAGCGATGAGAGAAATTTTACCTGTATGGTCAGAAGATAATACAATTATTGGTGTGTATGAAGATGGTCAATATAAATACATAGATTTTAGTCATGGTTTTTTTTACGATACTTTAGTTTCACCTGTAAGCACCGTTCTTTCTAACGTACAAAAAGCTAAAACTGCAAACGAAGATGATCCACTTGTCGTTGGTTTTGTAAATGGTTTAACTAAAGCTATGGGTAAAGTATTAGAACCATTCTTTTCTGAGTCTATTTGGTTTGGTGCCGTGGCAGATATTATGATTAGAAATGGTGTTAAAGATAATGGTAGCCCTGTTTGGAATCCAGATGATAGTATCATGACTAAGTGGACTAAATCTACACAACATGTTGCATATACGTTATCTCCTGGATCATTACCACAGGTAAGAAGATTAATTAATGCTATCGAAAAAAAATCTCAAAAAGGTGTAAATTATGAAGTACCAGATGAATTATTAGGGTTCTTAGGTTTTAGAAAGGTGCCATTAGATATTGAATCAAATTTAAATTTTAAAATTACAGATTTTCAAGAATCGCAAAGAAATGAGTCTAAAAAAATATTTGAAGGTTTAAGAACAGGTGATCCTGTAGAAGATCCTAATGCAGTTATTAGACAATACTTTAACGCAAATAAATCTTACTACGAAGACATGAGTAAATTAAGAAGAGTATATGATGCAGTTAAAACTTTAGGTATGAGAGATGAAAAAATTGAAGAACTGTTTGGTAAAAGAAATGAAGGACCACTGTATGGAGATATAGAAAATAATAGTTTTTTTCCATTATTAATTACTAGAGGACAAATTATTGGAATAGAAGAACAAGCAGAAGATAAAAAAATACCTAATATTCTTAATAGAAATGTTTTAAGAATAATTGAAAGAATGGAAAGAGATATGCAGAGATTAAGATTAAACAAAGATTTTGATTTAGATATAAATAATTATCTAATAAAAACACAAGAACAAGTATCTGAATTACAAACACCACCTTTACCAAAAACTGTATTAGATGCTAATCCTAACCCGCAGGTCATTCAAACCTCCCAAGTTAATCAAATTAATCAAGGATTAACAATGACCGAAAATGCCTTATTGTCTGATGATGAAAAAATGATAAGGTTAAGACAAAGAAACATGATAACATAATGTCTATTGAACCAAAAACAACTAGAGAACACATAGTATCACTATATGGACACATCAAAGGTGTCAAAAAAGATATTTCACATATGCATAAAGGTATTCACGAATTGGGCGGCAAGATAGACAAAATCTATTGGGTATTATTGGGTACGGTGGGGGCTGTATCACTAGTTTTAATTGAATGGCTTATATCCATTGTTTAAGTTCTTCACCCATTACATCATTAGCTATATTCATTTTATTTCTTAAAGCTTTTTGAATTTTAATATCTATTGTATCTTCAGCAACTAAATCAATGTAGGTCATCGGCTTTGTTTGACCAATACGATCAATACGGGCTTCTGACTGTAAACGTTTTTCTAAATCATAACCATTAGAATAATATATCATTGTGCTTGCAGATGTTAATGTAATACCATAACCACCTGTGCCAGTAGTTCCTACAAAAAATCTACACTCAGGGTTTTCTTGAAATTTTTTTATATTCTTTTGTCTATCCTCTGTAGCCGTAGCTCCGTAATAATCTACTACAGAATTTTCTCCAAAATGTTTTTTTATTTCTTCAATAATTCTTTTACAGTCTTCAACATAATAAGACCAGATAACAGCTTTTCCTGATATTTCCCAAAGAATATCCATAAGTTCAGTTAACCTATTACATGGAAGTTGTTGAGACTTACCATCATCGGTCGCGTGATATCCACAAGATATTTGATGAAGTCGTAATAGTTGAACCATTACTGTTGAAGTAGAACAAACTTTACCCTCTAATTGAGAGATAGCATATTTTCTCATCTCATTGTAAAGCCTTTTTTGAACACCTGTTAATTCTATTTTACGAGTTAAAAAAGTTTTCTTTGGTAAATCTAAACAATCATCTTTTAAAACACGTTCACTAAATAATTTTATCTTTGCTTCTAGTTCAGGTATATTTCTTTTGTTAGGACCTACAGGCACACTAACAGATCTAGAACCTAAGTTCATAGTTTTCATAATACAATAGTGAGCTCGGTATGCCCAGAAAGAATCAAAACCTAATAGATGATTATCTAAAAAAACAGCTTGACTAAATAAATCTAAAGGTGAATTAGTAATAGGTGAACCAGTTAATATTCTTCTATACTTGGCTAAAGGTTTTAGTGTCATTATATTTCTAGTTCTATTTGCTGTAGGTGTTTTTATTGTTGTTGATTCATCGATAGCCATCATAGCTTTGTGACAGGATAAAAAACGTCTGGCAAATTCAGTAGCTTTTGGATAAGAAAAAGCTTCAACATTCATAATTAAAATATGAAAGTCTGTACCTGTTTCAAATAATGTATTTAATTTTTTTATTTGTTCTATTGAGGAATTTGATGTTTCCCACAATACTACTTTTTTTTCTATGTGATTTACCATGTGTGTAGGTATTTCACCTTCATACCAGTTTTTATAAACACCTTTAGGAGCCACTAATAAAAGGCCATTTATCTCCCCTTTGTCATACAAAATAGAAGCATTATCTATTAAGACTTTAGATTTACCGGTACCCATTTCCATAAAATAGGCAAAATATTCTTTATTCCAAGAACGCTCTAATGCTTTTAACTGATGCGCATATGGCTTAGTTTTAAATTTATAATTCATGTTTACTTTTGCTTTCTAATTGTTATATATTATGTGAAAGATAAAAAGTCAATGAGCAAAGTTTATTTAATTCAAGACATACCAGGCACCAGCAAAGGTGAGCCTAAATATAATATTGTAGGAGCACAAAAGTATGGTGATATTGTGTCTTTACTTCCAGAATTTTCACAAATGATTCACTCACCAGGACCTTTAGTTATGAAACTTAGAACGCTTCTAAAAAATTATACTGAAGATGATTATCTTTTATTGTCTGGTGACCCAGCCATCATAGGTGTAGTATGTTCTTTAGTTTCAGACACAACTAATGGTAAATACAAACTTTTAAAATGGGACCGTCAAGAAAAAACTTACTATCCTATTGAAGTAAATATTTATCAAAAATAGTTGACACTCAAAAATATATCCATATATTACAAATTGCGAAAAGATATTATTATTAATGATTAAACTAACAAAAACATATGGAGAAAGATATGACTATCGACCTACGAAAAGATGCACCAAATCAGGTGTCAAACGTCAATCCCGACGAACTCTCAAACGAAATTAATACACTTCAAGAAATCAAACAAGAAGTTATTAATCAAGAAACAAAATTAAAAGAGTTAAAAGAAAGAGAAAAATATTATTCTAATATTATTATTCCTGATCTAATGAATCAGTTAAATCTTAAAACTTTAAAATTAAAAGACGGATCTGAAATATCCGTCAAGGATGTATTTGGCGCTTCTATAATTGCAGCTAAAAAAACAGAGGCGTACGACTGGCTTCGGAATAACGGACTGGGAGCAATTGTGAAAAATGAAGTCACAGTTAAATTTGGTCTGAACGAAGATAACAAGGCGGAGCAATATGCTTCACTTGCACGAGGACAAGGTTATGAACCCGATCGGAAAATTGCAGTTC